ATCGTGAGACCGTCCGCCCGGAACGTGGTGGCGGCTGCCTCCGGACTCTGCAACGCGGTCAGCGAGAGGTCCGTGACCTGGTACAACGGACAGCCGGCGCTGCGCGAGAGCGCAGTCTCGTCCGTGAAGCGGGCGATCGGCGGCGGCTGGGGCTTCGGCGGCGACAATTCCGCGCCGATCGAGGCCGCAGCGCTGGCGCTCTGGGGCGCGAAGACATCGAAACGGAATCCGGCGAAGAAAATGAGGATAGGGTGAGCATCATGACTCTGAACATCGACCCCCGCCTGATCGCAGGCCTGACTTACTACGAAATCACAACCTTCCAGCAGCTGCTGGCGATCTACGAGGCCCACGCGGCGAAGAATGCCGAGAAGGATAAATACTATGAGGGCAACATCAGCCTGAACAGCGTCAACCTCGGGATCGCGCTCCCACAGGGAATGCGCGGACTCGAGATCGGCTGCGGCTGGGGCGCGAAGACGGTCGACGTGCTCGCCGCCCGGTCCATGTTCGACGGTTTCGTCGCGGAAAACGGCGCAACGGTCGGCCTGCTGAATGAGATCGTCGCCAGGAACCGGCTGATTGCCGAATATATGAAGGCGTGCCGGGACGAGCTGAAGTACGGCTGCACATTCGCGACGCTCTCCAAGGACGAGGAGCTCCGGTGCCGGATCCGCTTCCACAGCCCGCAGACGGCGGCAGCCGCCTGGGACGGCGAAAAGGGACGGATCTCCGCCGGCTTTGCCATCATCGACACGGCGCCGGACGACCTGACCGGGAAGCCGTGGGCCCCGTCGGTCATCAACCTCTATCTGGACTACGCGGTGATCGTCTTCACCCGCACCGAGACCGGCTGGAGCTTCAAGCGGCACTTCCACATGATGGGCAGGCCCCTGATGGAGCCTCTGATCTATAACGCGACCAGCTCCAAGCCCTTCGGGCGGAGTCGGATCAAGGAGCCGATCCGGAGGCTCATCCAGGGCTATGTCCGGACCATCGCGAACGCCACCATCGGGCTGGAGTTCGCGACCGCGCCGCAGAAATACCTGCTCGGGATCACGGACGAGCAGTTCGACGCCGTCGTGAATCAGCGCTTCCGGCAGTACGTCGGGAACATGATGGCTGCCACGTCAAATCCGGAGACCGGCGAGAAGCCCGACTTCGGGCAGCTGCCCCAGGGCAGCATCACGCCGCACGTGGAGATGCTGCGGATCCTCGCATCCCAGTTCTCCGCCCAGACCGGCCTGACCGTGACGGACACGGGCGTGGTGAACGACGCAAACCCAACGAGCTCGGACGCCATCCTCGCCCAGAGCCAGACGCTGGTCAGCATGGCGGAGCAGCTGAACGCCGGCAACGGCGACAGCCTCCGGACCATCGCTCTCATGGCGCTGGCCATCGCGCAGAACCGGAAGGTCGAGGACCTGCCGCCGGAGCAGCTCAGCGTGATCGCGCATTTTCGCAACCCCGCCATGCCGAACGTGGCGGTTACCGCGGACGCGGCGATCAAGATCGCGAGCGCCCGCACGGGCTTCGCCCAGACGGACACCTTTCTCGAAATGATCGGCTTTACGCAGGCCGACATCCGCAGGATCAAGGCCCAGGAGGCCGCCGTGCCGGAGGAACCCGGCGCGGATTCCATCTGACAGACTCGCCTTCGGGCGTTCTGATAAACCAAACTTGACCGGCAGGTCGTAAAACGTGCAGCCGTGTGAGAGCGACCTCGTATAAAAGCGTAACGGAGAAAGGACACCAGCATGAAACGCACAGACATCACCGCACTGTTCCCCGATGCCACCGATGAGCAGATCAAGCAGATCATGGACCTCAACGGGGCCGACATCAATCGGGCAAAAGGCGATCTGGAGGCCGTGAAGGCCGACAACGCCGCCCTGAACGCAGCACTGGAGGCGGCCAAACAGTCGAACGTGCCGGAGGAGGAGCTGACGGCGATCCGCGAGAAGGCGGACACGCTGCAGGCCGAGCTCGACGGCATGAGACAGGCAGAGGCGCTCCGGCTGATGCGGGAAAGGGTCTCGGCTGAGACGAACGTCCCCGCCAGCCTGCTGACCGGAGATACGGAGGATGCCTGCGCGGAACAGGCAAAGGCGATCCTGGCATTTTCCAGGCAGACCGGGTACCCGGCGCTCAGAGACGCCGGCGAAACCCAGACCAAACCGATCACCAAGGCCGAGATCCTCGCGATCCCGAACGAGCGCGAGCGGCTGAAGATGATCCGGGAACACATCGATCTATTTACAAAAGGAGAATGAGAAATGGCTAACGAAATCCTCGCCCTGGCCGCAAAAGCCCAGGACATCAACTTCGTCACCAAATTCGAGAGCGACCTGCACAACCTGCTCGCCGTCCTCGGCAAAAGCGAAGTCCAGGTTATGAGCCCCGGCTCCGCTTTCAAGATCTACAACACTTCCGGCACCCTGAGCGCGGCGACGGTCGCAGAGAAGGCCCTGATCCCCGATTCCGGCATCACCACCGATAACGGCACCGTGGTCGAGCTGACCTATAAGAAGTACCGCAACCTGACTTCCATCGAGAAGATCGGCAAGATCGGTTACGACGCCGCGGTCGGCGCCTCCAACGACGGACTGCTCAAGCTCGTCCAGAAGGCCGTCCGCACCACGATCTACACCGGCATCGCCACCGGAACCGGCACCGCCACCGGCGCCACCTTCCAGGCCAAGGTCGCGGCAGCTGCCGCGGCTGTCGCGCTGAAGTTCGAAGACGAAGCCTACACGCCCGTCTTCTTCGCCAACCCGACCGACGCCTACAATTATCTGGGCACTGCCACGATCAGCATCCAGATGATGAGCGGACTGGCGTATCTCGCCAACTTCATGGGCATCGGCAACGTCATCCTCGACTCCAACGTCGCGGCCGGCACCGTGATCGGCACCGCGGTCGAGAACCTCGAGGTCGTGGCCGCCAACGTGGCCGAGATTCCGGGCATGGACCTGACCATGGACGGCAGCGGCATCATCGGCGTCCACACCGGCGCCCTGTATGAGAACGGCGCGATCCAGACCGTGGCCTACTGCGGTCTGGCCGTGAAGCCGATCTTCCTCGACAGGATCGTCAAGGCGACCGCCGGAGCCTGATGATGAAGGCGACCGTGATCGTCGCCTTTCAGGATCTGCAGGAAGACGTCCTCCGGAATCCCGGGGACGTCTTCCAGGCGGAAGATGACCGCGCGGCATATCTGGAGTCGCTCGGCTTCGTCCGGTGCGAGCCGGCGGATCCCCCGAAGACGACGAGGAAAAGAAAAACCGCAACGAAATGAGGTGAGCCAATGGCTTACGCGACAACCGACGATGTTCAGGCGCGCATGACACGTATCCTCTCCGACGATGAGCTGACCGTGTGCGCGAGCCTGCTGGAGGACGCCGCGGCCATCATCGACGCCTGCGCCGCAGCGGCGGGGAGCGACGCAAAAAAGCTCGTCTCCTGCCGGATGGTGATCCGGGCGCTCGGAGACGGCGGCGCCGGCAGCATGCCGATCGGCGCCACGCAGGGCCAGATGAGCGCCCTCGGGTACTCGCAGAGCTGGACCTTCGGCGGCGGATCGACCGGTGAGCTCTATCTCAGCCGACTGGAGCGCCAGCTCCTCGGCAAGGGCAACTCAATCGGGTCCTACAGCCCGGTGCAGGAACTTGCGGAGGTGACGGCGCCATGATCCGCGGCGTGAACGTGACCCTGCTGCAGCTCAGCCGGCAGGCAGGCGTCCCGGTCTGGACGCCGGTGCAGGTTGAAAATGTGCTGATCGCGCCTCTGAGCGAGGTCGACAGCACGGCAGGACCTCTGCCGGAGGGACACCGGGCGCTCTACCATCTGGCGATCCCGAAAAGCGACACGCATCGCTGGGAGGGCCAGCTGGTTCAGTTCTGGAATCAGACCTGGGCCGTGGTCGGGATCCCGACCGAGGGGATCAGCGAGCTGATCCCGGGGCCGTGGAACAAGAAGGTCGCCGTCGAGCTCTACCGCATGGCGGCGCCGGATCTGGACAGCCTCTGGCGGGACGTCGTCTCCCTGTTTTCCCCTTCCGGAACCCAGGACGCCTCCGGGTATTCTGGCTCCGGCACGACAGAGCCGAGAGCGGTCAACGCCATCCTCCCGTCCGGCATCCTCATGGAGACGGCCGGGACCGGGCAGAAGCAGGGCTTCCGGCGGAAACTGACCGCGGAGATCTGGGCGGTCGATTATGGCGGCGACACGCTGCTGCAGCATGAGGGAAACGTTTATAACATTCTCTCTGCGAAGGAAACCGGGCGCGGCACCGTGCTGCTGGAGTGCGAGGAGGTCTGGAGATGAGTGCAAACCCGATGACGG